TCAGGTTTTTTGTTCATTATCTTTGGTTTCTTTTTCATATTTTTCGTCTTCATGTTTTAATTCTGTAAAATAACTATCAATCAAATCATTTTCTCCATCATAGTCGTGCCAACTAATATTTTTTGGCCATGATGTATCATCGGGCATTGAGTTTCTCCTTAGTTTAATTTTATGTAATAGTCTCCTGTGAATTGATTAACTAAGCGAATAGCGAGGTCTTCTGCCTCTTCTTCCCATGGTTCATCTTTTCTCACTTGACCCTTCCATGTATTTAGTGAGTCATCGATTTCGTTTTTTAGGTATTGTTTGATGTGTACCATTTCATGTGCGATAGTATCTAGCAAATCTCTTTTTGTTTGTTTTGTTCGTAGTCGAATACAAAAATGCTGGCGCTCACTACGCCAGCACAAACCGTGTTCATTCATTTTATTTGAGTATGTAAAGTCTATCAATACACTATCAGGCAACCTCAACTTATCACTAAAGAAAGAGATTGCCTCATAGTATTGTTTGCCTATGCCACGAATAATCATGGCACCATTTTACTTTATATTGTCTAAGAAGTCAAGCGCTGAAGCTTTCCATGTCCACTTTTTTGCCGAAAAATGTACTGAGTCTCTTGATAGATTAATTGTTTGTTGTAACTTATCTTCAAGTCTACCATGCAGGCCGTATTTCTTATCAAAATGGATTAAACATCCATTTACGCCTTCTTCTATCACCTCCAGAGGCCCAGGCTCCGCATATGCGAGCACTGGTGTGCCACAAGCAATCGCCTCTAACAATACAATACCAAAAGTATCTGTCTTAGATGGAAATACAAAAGCATCTGCACTTGCAACGACCTTAGCGAGACTTGCACCTTGTAGTTTGCCCTTATACTCTACATAAGGGTATTTTTGTTTTAATTCTTTTAGATATGGCCCATCACCAACTAAGACCTTGTGTGGGTGTGGTAACTTACAAAACTCTTCTAAGTTTTTTTCTTTTGTAACTCTTGATACACAAACAATATATGGCCTGTGTAAGACCTGTCTAAACTTAGGGTTGAAGATAAGTTGATTTACACCTCGTGTCCAAACTTTAAGATTCTTAAAACCTTTTTCTTTGAGTTTGTCTATCATGCCTTGTGTTGGTGTCATTACACATTTTGATTTCTTATGAAACCAACGAAAATATGGATAAAACAATTTTGCTGGTAGTTTTGTCCATGTACTTAAATACTCTGGGATTCTCGTATGATATGAGGTAGTGTATTGAATACCTTCTTTATCTAAAAGGCGTTTAGCATATAGACCGAGTGGGCCTTCAGTTGCGATATGTATTTTATCACCAAAGTATGCTCTGCCCAATATATAATTTCTGTAAATCTCTGGGTTCCAGATAAACTCCATACCTTTATAGAATGGCAGTCTAAACATTTTCCAGTAGTTGGTTGGTGAACCATTTGCAAAGCACAACCATTTCGGGTGATAAACTGTTACTTTGTGTCCGTACTTTTCTATTTCACTAATTACATTATCATAAGTTCTTACGACACCGTTGACTTGCGGTGCCCAAGCATCTGTGATTATGAGTATATTCATTTTGCTATTATCTTTAGAGCTCTTATTTGCTCTAAAGCCTCCCTGTGATTGGTTACATTTACAGGATAGCATTGAACTGATTTACCATAAAGACTTGCGATACTCTCACAATGTTCTTTAGTTTTCATTATATCAATTACTGAGTGTGGTTCGCCTGATAGTAAAACTATACAGGCCCACATGATAGGGTTCATATCGCCGTTTTGAACAGTATCTTATCTACTTCGCAACCTCGGTCTTCTGGTTCTACCAGATATTCCATTGAATTGTTATCACATCTGTATACACAAAAGCGTATGTATTTGCCCTCGCTATAATCTCTATGAACACCAACAAGCCGGCACTTTGCGTATGCGTTCATTTGTGGTAAGTTTGTTTTTGATATACAGGTAAGATATTGAGTGTAGGTTAATTCTAAACCATTACACCTTTCGGATGCGTGAAGATACCCGTAGCGTGTTTGCAATACTAGTACTAAGAAGAAAAATAATACTAGCATAGCGCCTACGAGTAGTAGTGCTGTTCTTAAAAATTTTTTTAGGTAGTCCAACGTCTATCCTTTCATTTGCCATCGTGATTACTATTCTATCACGTTTTATTTTTTAAGTGAGGCAAATGTATTTTTGTTCTGTCTTTCTAAACTTGAATCTAAGACCTCTAATGCCCTTGACGAGGTTCTAGCTCCGCCTAATGATAGGGCAAGTATTAGTGATATGATTATGAGTAAAGTCATTTTTAGTTTCTCCAAATATTTTCCATATTTAGGTTTTATATTTCGTGTCTTATAGCTGGGTCGAGATTGAAAACATAATTTAAAAAGATACAGGCCAAATCTTCATTATCGTAGTGTCGAATAATGGTTTGGCCTGTGATTGATGAGGTGATAACTAACAGTATGTTACTGTCATTGAAGCAAGAGAATTTTATAGACCAGTTGTCTCTTGTAACTGGCTTCCAAAATCTGGTGTTACTTGCTACTTGTAAAAACCTTTTCGATAGAATTTTTCTCGACAAACTCTTTTGCACTTTCTGTTAAATAGTTTACTGTTTCAACATATTTATCTTGAAAGCTATGTGTCTCCTTTACAGAAGCTGTCTTAATTGCCTTAGCGGTGTTGTTAAACATTGCTAAATTAAAATCTATCATTTTTACTATTGAATCTGTTACAGTCATTTAAGTCTCCTTGTAATTACACAATAAATCCAAAAATACTTGCTATACTTGCCCACCATGCAGCCCAGTAAAATGCAATGTATTTAAACAATGTTTTAGGGCCTCTACTACCTTTTCTTGTGCCTAAATTCCACGGAAGTATTAGTCTTCTACCAACATTGTTTGCAAATTGTCCTATCTTTTCCACAATATTCCTTTCTATTCATGTAGATGATGTAAATGTTTATTTATAATAATTATACTGCATTGCACAATATAAATGGGGCAAATGTGAAATATTTACCTAGTTTTTTTCATCTTTATTGGATAGATAGCTTTGCTCCGTTTCAGATAAAAACCTTAGGTTCTTTTTAGATACCTTGACCATCAACCAATCATTATAATAATCATCTCTTTCTAATACTTTGGCTATCATTTGTTCTTTAAGTTCAAGGTAAGCACAATCACTTCTGTTTACGCATAAATGCAAGACTTCTCTTATAAAGTTTTCTTCACCAAGTCTTTTTACATCTG